TTGCTTTTACAGGAGAAATACTGATATACGGCGTGACGCTCCGTAACGATAGTGCGGCTGACGCGTTCCTCTACCTTGTCACCGGCATAGAGCAGAGCGAGGAGCGGATCAAGCTATGGGCCACGAAACAGATCAAGGATTCCGAAGGATTGATCACGAGCCGCTATGACAGCCAGCTTAGTATCATGGCGGACGATATCAATGCCCGTGTGACCTATTCAGAATACCAAAACGGGACTAACAGTCTTAAACAACAACTGCAAAGCCAGATCGACATCCAGGCGGATAGTATTGAGGCGGTAACGACTGACGTGAACAATTTGGACCGATATGTAAAGACCTCTGGTTTCATCACCAAGTCGGGATTCGCTTCGCTTTTTGCGGAAGAAGTTAACGATAGGGGGCTGGTGACTCAGGCTTATGTTTCCACATATGTAGGCAAGCAGTTAAGCACGGTCGCAATAGGTGCAGACCAGATACATTTGGAAGGTTATACTACTGTTAATAGTGGCTTCAGCATAGACGGATCTGGAAATATGACTGCCAAAAACGGGACGTTTAGCGGGACAATTACGGCGAACGGTGGCCAGATTGGCCTTTTCAAGATAATAAATAATCGTCTTGTATGGGAAGGTTTGGATTATTTCGGGGATAAATCCCGCACTATAAAAATGGGTTATGGTAATAATAATGACGGATTGGTTGATGTCGCATTTGGAGCGTCCACACAAGGCCGTTTTGGAGTGAAAGCGATAGGACGTGCTCCCGGTTCAGCAGCGATTTATGGTTCTAGCAAACAATCTCCTTCTTACCCATCCGGAGACACTGTTTGGGCTGCTTGGTTTGATGGCTATATCTATTCAGATGGATATTTCACCAAGAGTCCGAAAGGGAATGTGAGAGGGGGCTTAAAAGGGGCTTATAGAATAGATAACAGCGATACTTGGTTTGTATTTGACAATGGCATAGCCGTTGCTTGTACAAAGCCACGTTCGGTTGATTTTAATACAGATAATTTTTAATCTCAAAAAAATAGAAATTTATGAAACTGAATTTGCATGTGCCGTTCAAAGCTTGGAACGGGGAAGAGATAAAAGAAAGAAAAGGCGAGGAAGAAAAAGCCAAGATGATAGATGAAACGGTAAGCCTGCTTCTTTTCAGCGGGGATTTTATCCGTCCGTCGTCGGATGCCGAGATGGTCGCGAAACAGAAGCTTGCCTCCTATGAATTGTATTGCAAGATATCCAAGGCAAAAGGCGTAGTGGAGCTGACGGCCGAGGAAGCAGCTTTGGTTAAGCAGGCCGCTGCGGTGCTCAATCCGGGGGGATATGGACAGATTGTAGAACTGATAGAAAAAAAGTAGGCATATGGAAACACAGGTATTGACATCAAACGGAACAGTCCAATCCGGTAATGTGTCGGCCGAATATATGGCAACCCATGACCTCTCGGAAAACAAACATTCGTTTGTCTCTTACATAAAGAAGGACGACAAACAGGTAGGGTATATGAACTACTCGGAAGGAAAACGTCTGACCTTGTCGCTTTCTGATCCGGATGCATTGACGGGTGAAGAACAAAAAAGTATTGTTGCTATTCTGATAGAGAAGCTCCAGGAAAAGAAGCAAATGACGGTACAGGTTTCGGATGCGGAATGAACTTTAAATAAAAAATGGAACACGTATGGCAGTAGGCGATATAATTACATCGGACGGTAAGACACTCACGATAGAAGACTTACGAAAGATCGCGGTCGAGGTCGAAAAGCTCATATCGAGCAATTCGAAGGATCCAGGCGAATGGGAGGAAGTAAAGAGCCTTTCCGGTATAACGTCACTTCCCGTCCTGCAATCCCTGGGAGCAAGTTACAAGCTGGTCCGCGTAGCCGTTGAGATATTGAAAGGTGTGGACGGTCATGATGTCGAGTTCCAGGTCGATGCGGACCGAACGGCCATCCAGTGGCGTAAGGTGAGTGTTTCCGGTGGCGAACCGTCCGAATGGAAGACGTTGATACAATTGTCCTATTTGAAAGGTGACGCGGGCGAAACCCCGGAGTTTCGCAAAGGTGACACCGGTTTGGAGTGGAAATATAAGAGCGAGGAAGATACGTCCTGGCGGTCGTTAATTGCCATTGATGATCTTCGCTGGCACTTTACGGACTTGACGAAAGACCAGATTGCAGAGCTTTGGCATGAATTGCCGGATGATGTACTGACCGAGTTCCAGGCTCCGGCACTGGAAGCTGCCGAAGTTGCCAATGCCGGGGCGGACCGGGCCAATGCGGCCGCCGAGGCTACCGAACAAACGAACGTGGAAGTCTGTGAACAGGAGGCGGAGCGAATCAAGGCGGAAGCAGCACGTATAGAAGCGGAGATCGAAAGGGTTGCTGCTGAGCAGGAACGTTCCACTTCCGAGATTGCCCGTAAGGATTCCGAGACGAAACGGACCGAGGCGGAAGCTCTTCGCGGAAGCAATGAATCAGAGCGACAAACTGCCGAAACAGAACGCAAGGAATCGGAAACGGTCCGTAAGGAAGCTGAAACCATACGCAAAACAAGTGAGAGTGAGCGAAATACATCTGAAAACTTGCGCAAGGAAGCCGAAACAGCAAGGATAGAATCTGAATCGTCTCGCGTTCAGGTAGAAGCCAGTCGGGTAAGGGCGGAACAGACAAGAACGGAAACAGAAGTTGAAAGGACGAAGGCCGAGAGCATACGCAAAGAGTCGGAATCAGTCCGTGTCGAGGCTGAATCGCTTCGTACTTTATCCGAAGAGCAACGTATCAAGGCCGAAGCCGTACGGGAAGCGGCTGAAATAGTCCGTGGAGTATCAGAAGAAGAGCGGGAAGCGGCGGAAGTGGTTCGCCAGAACCAGGAGGAAATTCGTCAAAGTCAAGAAACCAAACGGGAAACAAGTACAGAGATTTCTATTCAAAAAGCCAATGAGGCAGCTGATCGGGCCAACACTGCCGCCGAGGCTGCAGAAGGGATCGTTTCCGGTATTCGCCCTGATTGGCTCTCAGGAAAGGAATCGCCCAATTATATCAAGAACAAACCGGAGATCCCGACGTTGGAGGCTATCCCGGACGAAAATACATTGAGCTATGTCAATACCGACGGTACAACCATCAATTTTCGTATCGGTGATGATGTGCGTGTAGCGGAAGATGGCGAATATGTATTCTACCGGCTTTATGATCTTGCCGGGGGAAAAGCCTCGTGGCAGGAATCCGGCAGCGGTACAGCCTTGCCCGGTAATGTTTATCTGACAGGAGCCAATTATTACAATGAATCAGTACGAACGATAAAACAAGGATATTTAAGCAATGAGTAAGAAAGGTGCATTTATTTATCAACAGATCGAACTGACGACGGCTGAATGGGCAATCAATACGACGGTCTATCCGGCATCGGTGTGGCTGTTCGAACGATTGGAGAATGGCAAGTTCAGCATGAAGCTATCCGACGGAGTGCATACGTTTGCAGATCTTCCAGCTGTTTTGCAGGACATGCAGGTCAGTGTCAAAACCAATAACGAAACGACATATATCCTCCAGATAACGACCGCAGCCGGAACATTCGACACACCGAACCTTAAAGGTGCAAAAGGTGATAAGGGAGACAAGGGCGAAACAGGCGCAAAGGGTGAAACCGGAGCCAAAGGAGAACAGGGTTTGCAGGGTGTCCCCGGTCCTCAAGGCGAACGGGGCGAACAAGGTCCCCAAGGAGAAACAGGCGCACAGGGTCCGAAGGGCGAACGAGGCGAACAAGGTCCGCAGGGCTTGCAGGGCGAGAAAGGCGAAACGGGTCCACAGGGCGAACAGGGTCTGCAGGGCATACAGGGCGTTCCCGGCAAGGATGGGGCAATCACTGTAGATGCTCCGTCCGACACATCTGCGTATGGCAGGAAAGCCGGTGGATGGGTGAAAGTCGTTGAAGCTGTAACGGGAAAAGGTCTGTCAACCAATGACTACAGCAACGAAGAGAAAACAAAGGTATCCGATTCCTTGCGGCTCAAAGAGTATGTCGATGTTAGTTCTTTGTCATCGCTTCCCTCTTCGCCCTACAACCTGCGTTTTGCCTATTCGAGTACATCTGTGCAGGCGATCAACTTTGCGAATATAGGAAGCGTACCGGAGATGCAGGAGTTTTATCTGTCCATTAAGAACAACACCGGATCAACGATTAACCAACCGATCCCAAACGGTTCGGGCTGGCAATCGGAGGAAACAAGCGTTGAACTGCCAGCTGGTAAAGCCACAGGGGTATCGCTGAAAAAAGAACATGGGATAATTGTCGTGAGAGTATAATGAAAGGAGGTGAAAGATGAAGAGACGGGTGATGACGGGAAAAGATACCGAATCCGATTTTTCCAATCAGTGGAATGCTAAGTATTACTTTCCATTGAACGGTGATTCGTATGAATGTGTCAATGGGGTATTAGGCGAGCTAAAAAACAATGTACAATGGAAAGACGATAGCATTTTTACAGGAAATAAATCTGCGTATTTTATAAACGATTCTGGAATTAGGATACCGACAACGGGATATGTAAAGAAAAACGCATATAGTATTTCCCTGTGGGCTAAAAAGTATAACGAATCAGTAGACCGATACGGAGGAATTATAGTAAGCCGAATAAAAGACGGAGAAGGATATGGACTTGAAATGAGGTATAAGAACATTCAAAATATTAATGATGGAATTAATATTACAACCAATAAATTCAATGTTTGGTGTCATTATGTGGTAACTTACGATAATAACACGATGAGTGTTTACGAAAATGCTACACTTGTTAAGACAATAAATGATCCATTCTACGAAGGTTCTCACTTCTACATAGGTCTGGATGATATATTTTTCACATCAGTAACCGAACGATCATATAATGGACTTATATGTGAAGTCTCCATATTTGAACGCATATTATCCAGAAGTGAGATAAATCAATTATACAATGGCGGTAAAGGATTAAAATTAAATTGATTATGCTATACATCCAAAAAGAAATCCAATTCTGGGAGACCGACGCTCCCCTTCCTGACTCCTACAAGGTAGGCACAATGGAAGAAGAATATAACGACGGCGCATATCTCTTGTTAGACGCCGAACAGGAACAGTTCCACACCGACCATCCGGAGGCAAGTCCACTGGAATGTTGGCGGAAGGAACTCACTCCGGAACCCGAACCGGCACCGGAAGAAAAGCTCTGGCGTGCCCGTGATGCCAAACGGCAAGAAATCTACGACAAAGACATCCATCATTATTATATTGATGAACAGGACGCATACGTCTCGAACACCCTGCAAGTGAAGGATAAGTGTGGCCGGCAGGAAGAAGTCGAAGTAGGCGGTCATCTTTACGCCTCGAATATCTTAACGGTTGCTCTTGACGAAATAGCGGACTATTCGGAGCAATGCGGCAGGGTGACAGACAGCTTGCTATCCCGTATCGATGCCGCCCAAACAGCCGAGGAGGTCGAAGCTATCGTGGTGAAAGGCTATCCTGAAATGATCCATACAACAACGGCAGCCTTGCAAACTAAAGCAGATAAGGCAATCGCTAAATCCCCGGAAGCGCAGGCAGTGACCTTTGCCCGTGCGATGATGAACAGCGTGTCTCTCACAGCCAGCCAAGCGTTGGAGATGCAGGTCTTATTCCCCATTTGGGGTGAGAAAAATGCGGAGTTTGGCAAGGAAGTTGAAATAGGCTTCCGGCTTCGAGTAGTGGAAGGAGAAAGCGACACTTTGTTTGAAGTGATACAAAAGCACAAGC